GCAGCTTGTGTTCCATTGGAATGCTGAACAGTTGCTGTTTTTACAGTAGGTACACTGACAGCAGTTCCTACAATTACTGTATTTGGAAGACCAAGTGTAATTGTTTGTCCAGATGCACTGGTTACAATCTCATTAGCAGTTCCGGCAACAGTAAATGTCTCACTGTCAAGATCTACTGCACCAGTTCCAGAATCACCAGCAAAATCGAGATCGGCTGCAGTTACTTGAGCATCAACATATGCTTTGATTGCTTTTTGTGTTGCAAGGTAATCATCACTATCTTCTACAAGTGATGTATTTGCAGAAATTGCAGTAATTCCAATTCCAGAAGTTCCAGAAATTACTAGTGTTCCTGTTGTCGTTATGCCAGAAACTAAAAGGTTTTGCGAAATATCAGCACTTGCATTAATATCAAGGAAACCACTAATTGTGGAAATGCCACTATTAACAACAATTTCACCATTTACGGTAAGTGTGGATCCATTAAAAGTTAAATTTCCACTATCTTCAAGAAGTCCATTTGTGCCAGCAAGAACAACTCTACCAGATGTGAGATCAGTGACTCTAGATGCAGATGATGTTACTATACCCGAGAAACTTGCATTTCTCCACTCTCTAGTATCATCACCTAAATCATAAGTTGCAGTTGTGTTTGGATATAATCCTGAAGTAAATTCACCACCAATATTAATATTGTCACTTGTACTGTCTCCAAGATTAATAGTACCACCCGTGAAAGTGGTAACTCCAACAAATTCGGAATATCCCTGAACATTCAGGTTTCCTCCGATTGTTACATTCTTATTGACGCCAAGACCACCATCAATCTGAACAGCACCAGTATCTGGATCTCCTAAAGTATTTTCGGTTGTATTGCTAAAGGTTGTAATTCCAGAAAAATCTGAACTTGCATCTACATCAAGTGAACCAGATACTGTGCTAAGACCTGATAGTGTACTATTAGTAAAAGATCCACCAGTTCCACTAGAAGTATCCCAAGATAAAGTTCCATCAGATGAAACTTTAAGAAAATATCCATCACTAATAGTGTCTGTATCTGGAAGAATATAAGTACCAACACCAGAAAGACTATCTGGTGATTTTAAAGTAATATATCCAGAACCATTTGAAGTTCCTTCGACCAGATTTAATCCACTACCAGTTGAAGTTGTTTCTCTAGTCCAATATCTGTGAGAACCAAAGAATTTGTTTGTAGCTAGTTCTGATGAAATTCCAACATAAAGATCATAACTGTCAGTAGTAAAACCGGGTTCACCTGCTCTCAAACCGGGGAGGTCTGCTAATAAACCTCTTTTAAACTGAATTACTGGTGCTACAGTCATTTCTATTATTTTTTTATTTAATAATATTTATTATTTCAGAAACCACCAGCATCCATATCAATTTTATTGTCAAGTTCTACGTCTAGTTGATCTACGAAACTCTGAGGTAAAACAGAATCAGCTGCTGCATTTGTCAATACATCATCAGCAGGAACTAGTTCGTATTTTTGTGTAGTTGCATTATATGTCAAAACATACTTATCTTTTGCTGGTAAATTTGATACAGAAACATCTGCTAAATCAGAAAGAAACTCTGCCACAACGGTCTTCTCCTGAGTTACAGTGTAATTATTAGCGCTATTCAATTTTATCTGAAAATCTGCCATTTGAATAGGACCTTTTCAATTATTTATGATATTGACGACGAAACAAATGCCATTCCTTCAATAACTCTTGTCTTTAATCCCGAAACACTATTTGTCAAAAGTATATCATAATAGTATCTTCCTGATGGAATCGTGCTAGTTACACTATTAGACATACTCAATGTTATTTTGCCAGTACTAACAGTGATAGAAGTTGAAAAAGAAAATGAAGTATCAGATTCTGGAAACTTTTTTAATTTAGCAACTGCAGATGTGTTTAATAAATTATATGAAGAACCATCTGAATTTGTTATTGTAAAGGTTGAAGCAAAATCCGCTCCCTGTTCAATTGTTATATTGACTGCTGGAACTGCCATTGATTTTTATTTTTATTTATCTTCTTCCAAGGACTTTGATTTTAAAATTTTTGATAATTCTGCAGTTGATCCAATAAAAAGAGCATTTGTGACATTTGTAGGACCTTTTACTTTTTGTTCATCAATATCTTTTAATTTCTTTTGAAGATCTATTAATTTATCTGTCGCATCTGCTACATTCTTAATAAGTTGTCCTGCAACTTCATATGCTCTTGGCATTTCACTTTCTTGAGCAAGTTCCAAGATTCCATTTAAGGCTTCCTGACCTTTTTCAATAATGGAATAAAGATTTCCTCTCGTATACTCATAATCTTTTTTTAGATCATCATTAATAGATGCTGCGGATTCAATCTTTTGTTCAACCGATTCAATTTCATTGGATACTATATCTCCAGCAACATTAAATGCATTGTCAAGACTATCAAACTTTTTTGTCATTTTCATAATGTTCCATCAAATCCAAAGTCATCTCCAAACTGTATTAATGCATTATCTGCTTGTGTTATTAATTTAATTTCAGAACCAGAAACATGCGCGGATGCAGTTGTAGAATCAGCACCTCTAACTACAGTTAATTTATTTGCAGAAATTGCAGATACTTTAAGTTCTTCATTATCTATAGTAATATAAGAATTTACGGATATTCCGGAAGAACTATTAACTTCAATTAAAGTATCAGTGCTAGTTATATCATTTTTTAAGTTTGTAATTACATTATTCGCATAACTTTGAATTGCTCTTGGTTCTGATGAATATGATATTTCTCTTGTGGGTGTATTTGTTTTATCACCAGCAATAAATCCGATAGAAACTTTGTTAATAATATCTTTCGAAACATCTTCAATTGGACCGAATAGATATGTTTTTGCCGTAAATCTTAACGTATAAATCAAAGCCCTTCTTGTTGTGTAATCACCTTCATAATCATCTTGCATAGAAATTCCCTCTAAAACAATAGGAATATCTCTTTTTTCACCAATCGTTTCTACAAGATCAACTGACATAGTGTATGCTGGTTGAAAATATGGAATTATTTGCTCAATTATTTGAAGCATATCATCATTCAACTTAGCCATAATGCTAAGTTCAAATGACATAGTATAAGGTACTGGCATATAAGACTTTCTTGGTTTAGTCTTATCCGTTGTAACCGCAGATAAAAAGGTTTGCGTTGTAGTAACCTTTCTACCTGCATCATAATTTAAACCAACAAATTCAAATGACATTCTTGGAAGTGTCATTTGAACGGGTGCATTTAGATTTGGAGACTGCTCCAGTCTAGCTAAGAATTTTTGCGTTGGACCATAAGCCAGAGGAACTTTAATAGAACTTATGACTTCATTTGATGAGTTATTATGCTTGATAGTAATATTATTGAACAAAGAACCAAACGAAATAATAGTTCTTCTAAGTATTTCGTGGTAAAAATATTCAAACATTTGTCAGGAAAGTTAGATATACTATTTATGGATTTCCAAATGGATTTGACTCTGAAAAATCAATAATTGAATCGGCTTCTGTTTCAATCTCGTCATTTTGGGCATATGGGTCATTGATATCATCAGTTTCAATTATTCTGACCTTGTATGATGCTGCTGATTCTGATCCAACTATCAAATCTCCATTGACGAAAGATCCTGATAGATTTGAAACTTGCAGTACATTAGTAACAGAGTTCCAATTCTTAACAATTGCTGTTGTAGAGCTTATAGATCCAGTTACAGTTTCGTTGAAAACATAAGTTCCTATTCCGGAAGAATATGGGGAAGAAATCGTAATAGTTGGTTCTGATGTATATCCATAACCACCATCAATAATTCTTATAGATGTAACAATACCAGCACTATTAATATATGCTCTTCCACTTGCTGTTGCCCCAGATCCAACAGGTCCACTGAATGTGATTGATGGGGCAACTTCATAACCAGATCCACCGGAAGTTAATGTTATTATACCAACAACACCATCCGCGATAGTTGCAGTTGCAGCCGCTCCTGCTCCTCCACCACCAATTACCACAACAGAAGGAGTAACCGTATATCCAAATCCCGAATTTACCACTTCAATTCCTTGAACTTTATATTTTTCAGTTCCTCCAATACAATCAACCAAACCACCAATTAATGTTGCAACACCTACAGCAGTCACACCTCCCGATGGTGCGGAAGAAATTGCAACTCTAGGTATGGATGTATATCCATCACCTCTATTTGTTACGGTAACACGTCTTACGGCACCATTAAATATTCCGGCAGTTGCTACTGCTGTTGTTGCAACTCCAACCATAGTGAGGGATTGGATATATCCCTTATCCTCAACATTGTCGTCAATTTCTTCAATGCCAGTGTCAATTATTTCATCCTCATATCTGAAGAGTTCGCATCTTAGTTCATAAACGTAATTTTTCTGGAGTTGGTAAAATGGTTTTTCATGCTCAACAAATTTAATTTCAAATAATCTGTCTCCAAGAGGGAAATAAATCAAATCACCCTCTTTTGGTCTTGTCGCAAGTTGTATATTTGATAAATTTTGAGTTAATGGCGTAATATAATTTTCAAATCTTTCTCTAGATATAATTAATGTTAAGTCTGTTAAGGGCTGAACTCCAAACTTAGAAAGTATTGTTCCCTGACCATCATATCCATCATATGTATTGACATAAGCTTCTATTGGATATACATTATCGAATCTAGATTCTATTACTTCTTTTATTACACTATTTTTTGTTACATACTTTCTAGGAATATAATGGACTTCAACTCCATACATTCTGAGTTGTTCATTGATTAGATCTTGAATAAGACCTTGCTCAGTTTTTGACCCTTGTTGAAAAAATGGATTTAGCATTTTATCCTATCATATCTAATGGTGGAAGTTCATAAGAATTTGACATTTTTTCCATAATCACGTCAATTTCTTTTTGGGCATCATCATAAATTTGTCTACCGTTAAGTTCAATACCACCAGGAAGTTTTACTCCTTGAAATTTAATTAGATTTTGTCCCCATTGCTTTTTAATCAAAGAAGTGAGATACATTTTTAGGAATGAATCATTCCACACTCTAGAGTAATCATTTGGATCCATTGTTCTGTAGCAATCAATTACAAAATAATCACCAGCACTTACACTTCCCCAGTCGATATCTAGATATAATCTATCCTGTCTTTTATTATATCTTATCTGCTTTTGTGTAGTAAGTAAAAAGTCAATATCTTCAAGATATGTCTTTGTCATTGCATATGTCAATAGTTCAGTAGAACCCCAATAATAGATATCGTTGAGAAATAATTGATACTTGACACTAAACATGTTATTAGTGACAGTGTTTGACCCATCGAAATGAAATATTTTTTGTATTCCAATAACCGAAGGTGGAACTTGCAAATAGTTACTAGTTTCTTGATAGTTAAAAGTCACTGCAGTACCAACAATATTAGTTGTTGCGGAAGTTGTCGCAATACCAACAGCTGGGGATGATCCTCCAGGAGCTCTTCCTCTATCAATATCATCTTGCGTAATTTGATACTTCAAGTATGTTTGAGCAACTCCATCAAAATGCCTTTCTTGAAAAAACTGAATGGCATCATCCACCAGATCTTCAATTTGCTCATCGGCAACGTTAATTTCTAAAACCGGAGCACCCAGTTTTCTCTTACAATAATCAATAAGTTCTTGCCTTGTGGATGGTTGTGCCATTAGAATTTAGATACAACTTCTTGCTGTTTTAGATATAATTTAATGTATGATTTTGTGTATTTCTTCAAAATCTCAATATCATCTATACTATCTATATCTCTAGAAAGTTTTTCAAATTCAAACATCTTATTAACATCTTCTAATTGAATATTATCTGGACTCATTGACAAAACTCCTTAATAAGTTTTTAATTTCACTTAGATCATTTTTTAAACTATTGATTTCAGATTCAATTTTTTCAATTCTCATATTCTCCTTTTCCTTTACCTTTTTTAATTCAATATAGTTCCTATATTCATTTAAGTTTGTGTTTATTAATGCATTTGAATCATTATCTCTGATTAAATGTTCATCTTCTTTAACTTTACTGTAGTTCATACTATGCAAGAGCAATTACTCTCAAATCACGCAATCTTGGTGGGAATGCTTGGTTTGAAGAAGTTCCTATAATCTTGATACTAAAATATTTAAATGATGCCAAATTATTAATTGTAAATTCATAATCAATGAATGGCAAAGCTTCACTGGAGAAATCTAATACGTCAGTCTGTATTACCCTACTATCAGGTCTTCCATCACTTGCTCCCTCATCAATAATTTGGCCGAGATTATTGATGTTATTATAACCAGGGAATGGATAATATACCAATTCATCAGATGGATCATTTTGAATAGAATAAAGTGCTCTCAAATCACTATCTGTATTAACATAAGCACCTACCAAAACTTTAATAGATGATGCTGGAACTTCAAGTCTAATTGGGTTTGTCACATATACAAATGATGAGGGATCTTCATTCAATGTAGCAACTCTTGCATCAGTCGCATAATCGGTAATATGATTATTGACTCTATTGGTGACAAAAATCATTCCAGTTCTATCCAAGTCGATAGTTGGCGATATATAAGCACTTGCGGATGATAATTGCAAATCTAATGTAAATGATTTATTTTTTGGAAGTGATGAGAGTTTTGTGGATTCATTTACCTCAGAACAAATAAGTCTGGGGTTATCAAAATAATTATTTGATTTTAGATCTATATTTTGATAACCTTTATCTGCAAATGATAATTCAGAACCATCTACACTAGTTCCACTAACTGTTCTCACTTTTCCAGTAATGTTTGTTCCATTTAAGGACATTGTTTGGAAATTTGGCTTGATTATTTCAAATTGAATATTCTGAGTTGCCGAAATTTTGTCTCCACCCAATGATCGAGTTTCGTTAGAATATAACTTTGGAAATGATGTTCCAGTGCTTCTATCTACTTGACCATATGGAAGAGCATCTGTCTTTCCATCCTGAGAAGTGTCAATCTTAATGTGATAATGGTCAAAATTAACTCTATCACTTATAGAAGCATCTTCTAAAGAATGTTGTTTATTTATTCTTCTTAATGAAATTCCATTTAATTCATACTTATAAACATCCGTTCCCGTCGTATAAGTATCTAACGAATTATTTGTAAAGGATATAACATTACCATCAATATTTCTAGAGATATTAGTGAGTGAATTTCCAGATATTCCTTCGTAGGCTAAAATTTCCGATCCAATTCTAACATAACCGGGATTGGTGCTAGAAATTCCAACATTTTCAAATGTTGAAAATATTGCAACAGAATCTACATTTATATCACCTTCAGAATAGTCTGAAGTTAATTTGACCGGTTTTAGGTTAGTTTGGACATCAGAAATAATCACGGAATTTGTGGAGTAATGCATTCCGTGATTTTTGTGATTTACTTTTATATGCAACCCATCAACTACTGTTTGAATGCCATCACTTAAGATAGTGACATTTCCACCAACAGATGCATTTAAATTGGTAGTAATTCCTGAACTATTTACATATTGCAATGTTTTTCCAACACCCGTAACAAAATCTCCCTGAACATTATCAATAATTAGTTGATTTTGTCCAGAAAGACTTGCAACAGATATTTTTAAGTTTCTCCCAAGTGTATCTGATCCGATTTGGTCAGCACTTAAAACATCACCAACTGCATATCCAAACCCACCATTGGATATAG